AAAGGATCCTATTCCAGGTAGATATGAACGGATGTATGATTTGGATTTAACTTCACTGTACCCTTCTATCATTATGACACTAAATATTTCTCCAGAAACAAAGATTGCTAAAATAACAGATTGGAATGCCGAAGAATTTTTACGTGGAAATAAGGATGACTATAATATTAATGGAGAAATTGTTTCAAAAGAAAAATTAAAGGCATTTTTAGAAAAATATAAATACACAGTTTCGTCCAATGGAGTAATGTACAACAGTGAATTTATAGGATTGATACCAGCAATTCTCAATGAATGGTTCGATAAACGTTTAGAATATACTGGCGAGATGAAAAAATGGGGAAAAGAAGGTAACACAGAAAAATACGAGTTCTATAAAAAAAGACAACTTGTTCAAAAAATTCTATTAAATTCATTATACGGAGTATTGGGATTACCAGCATTCCGATTCTATGACATTGATAACGCGGAAGCTGTTACTTTGACCGGGCAAACTGTTATCAAAAAAACTCAGGATGCTATAAACTTAAAATATAATAAAGAATTAAAAACAGAAGAAGTTGACTATGTACAGTATGTGGACACTGACTCTGTATTTGTGTCATGTCTACCGTTAGTTAAAAATAGATTTCCAGAAATGGATACTAATAATACGGAATTGATGACAACGGAGATATACAAGATAGCAAGTGAAGTTCAAGATTATGTAAATCAGTTCTATGATGTAATGGCTAAAAAAATGTTCAACACTGAAAAACATCGTTTAGAAATTAAACAGGAAATGATTGGTAGAACTGGATTTTGGCAAAAGAAAAAAAGATATGCACTTTGGATTATTTCCGATAATGGTATTCCAATGGATAAATTGGAAGTTAAGGGCTTAGATATTGTTAGGTCTTCTTTCCCAAAATCATTTCAAAAATGTATGAAAGATGTTATGATAGATATTCTAAAGGGCAAGGATAGGAATGAAATTGATGAATACATATTATCTTTCAAAAAGAATTTGAATGATATTTTAATAGAAGAAGTTGCAAAGACTTCATCTATTAAGGATATTAAAAAATACGCAACACCAGTCGAGGATGAAGTTCTTGGTAAATTTGCAAAAGGAACCCCATCACATATTAAAGCTGCTATAAATTATAATAAGTTATTGAAAACATTTAATTGTCCTCCAAAATATCCACCGATAAAAAATGGCGATAAAGTTAAAATTGCTTATTTGAAATCAAATAAATATGGATTGGAGGAATTGGCATTTCGCGGTGATTCAGATCCAATAGAAATTATCCAATTCGTTAAAGAGCATTTTGATGCAGATGAATTATTTGTATCAGAATTAGATGGAAAACTTAAAAACTTTTACGAAGCAATGAAGTGGGATTTTCCGTCTGAAAGCAAAAAAACAGCTCAGAAATTTTTCTCATTTTAATTTATTGCTTTGATTTTAAACAAATATTTAGTATATTTGTTCACGCATATAAATTGTTTTAATATAAGGATTTTATTATGGAAAAATCAAAACTGATTAATTTCATCAGTAAGTATCATTTGGGTGGATTAGTAAACTCGGTAGCTTGGAATTCAAATGGATCTTTATCAACAAGATTCATCTCAGACGATAAATGTGTTGTTGGCCATGTTAGATTGAATGATTTCAATTCGCAAACTTCAAAATTTGGAGTGTACCAAACGGATTTATTAATTAAATTACTAAGTGTATTGGGGAATACAGTTAATTTACAAATTAATGGTTCCGATGAAAAACCATATTCATTGACGTTTGATGATAAATCAACAACAGTAAACTACATGTTAGCTGATTTAGCGGTTATACCATCTGCTCCAGATCTAAAAACACTACCTACATTTGAATTATCTATACCAATTACTAAAGAGTTTATTGATAAGTTTCTCAAATCGAAGTCAGCTCTACCCGATATTGAAAAGTTCACGGTACTTAAAAATAAAAAAGAAAATAAATATCAAATTGTAATTGGATACTCAAATACCAATTCAAATAGAATTTCAATTGATATTGACTGCACATCTACAAATGATGAAATAGATCCTATAAGCTTTTCAGCAAAATATTTTAGTGGTATCTTAGCTGCAAACAAGGATTTAAATGGTGGAACATTACAAGTATCGTCCGAAGGATTGGCAGTCGTTGATTTTGATATAGATGGATTTGACGCTACTTACTATTTGGTGAAGTTGGAAGATAATTAATGAAAAAATATTTTTATGAAAAAAGTGGAATAGAATCATGGCCAACTAATATCACCTACGGCGAATTGGTATCATATAGTAAAGAAAAATTATATGATTGGTTGGAAGATTTAAGACTACGTGTATTAAAAAGTTGGAACGAACACGGAATTCCGCCAATTGTTGGTAAAAATGAAAACGAGATTAAAAGTTCATTTTCTAAATTGAGACAATACAATTGTTCAAAATTTTATTATGACGTTGAGAATGGCAATGATCCTGATGTCATCGGGGTTATTGCTAACTTCTCAAAGACTGGTTCAGCTGCTAATCAATTTTTCCCAACTATGCTAAAAACAAAAATAGCATCAAGTGGTAGTCCTGATAGTGCAAGATCTATTTATGATTATTTCACAGATGATTGGAAAGATTCGTTTCATCATATATTAAGACGTGTTATATTCAATGACTCTATGTATCTCTATAGTAAATCAATTTCAACACATGTAGAAAAAAATCCATATTTCAAGTCTAATGAAACTCTGAGAGATATGTTTGAATCATATAAAAAAGGTGATGGTAGATTTGATAATAAAGGGTTACGTGTATCTAAAGTATCATGCTCAACCGATGAATACAATAGACTGTATAAAAATTGTTTGACTATTAAAGCTAATGAAATACGTAAATTTTACACGGAAGGATTAATTGATGATACAATGCTTTCATATCTTGATGACATTGAAACATTAACGGATACATTTTATGTAAAGAATGATCAGAATGAACCAAGATTAAATGTCTTTATGATCAGGGTCTATGAAAAAAATATGAGAGTTTTTCCAGCAGCTCTACAGGCATTTAGAATATCGTTCTCTCAACCAGCTGTTAATTTTCCACCATTAACTGCAAAATTCTTGTATGAATATTTCACCAAACACATACCCGCATCAAAAACAGTAACAGTTTATGATCCAAGTTCAGGTTGGGGTGGTAGAATTTTAGGTGCAATGTCTTTGGTAAGGCCAATACACTACGTTGGCACAGATCCAAATACAGATAACATGATTGATGAGTTGGCTACTTCTCGTTATGAATATTTAGCTGACTTTTATTTGCGTTCAATCGGTGAACGTGCAAGTATATCATCTAAGTTTTTCAACACAAAAGAAGCCCATACATACGAAATGTTTCAAGATGGTTCGGAAACAATACAATTTAATGAAAGATTTAAAAAGTATAAAGGTGAATTAGATTTCGTTTTCACATCACCACCATATTTCAATCGTGAAATGTATTCGGATGATGTAACGCAATCATATAAAGCACATTCACAATATAGCGATTGGAGGGACAATTTTCTCAAACCAACGTTAGAAACAGCAGTTTCTTATTTGAAACCCGATAGATATTTATGTTGGAATATTGCTAATATAAAAATATCAGACAATAAAACAATACAATTGGAAGAAGACTCTATTGAAATCCTAAAGTCATTGGGAATGGAGTATCATGGTAAGATATGTATGCTTATGACTAAAATGATAGGAAATACTGATCCAAAAAGACTTACTAACAAAGTTTATCATAAGGGTGAGTGGTGGAAGATGGAGCCCATTTTTGTATTTTATAAATCAAGTTGATAATATGAATATAAACTCAGGTAAATTTTTTAACATAGATCCTTTAGAAGTTCGTCTTTGGAAAGAAACGGATGAATTTTTAAACGGTAAAAGAGATTTGGATGATACAATAGATTGTGTTTTCCAATATTATCGTAAACACGGTTATCCATATATGAAAATAACCGATGACGAAAAACACGATCATATGAAGAAGCTTCAAAATTTTGATTATGAATCTATTTTTATTGAAAGTGATTTGAAACAAACTATGAATGGACTTAGATTGGCTTGGTCATATTTCCCACACGCAATGGAAGTTAAATGTGGTAATTCAAAAATGTCTCCAATGGATAATTATTTGAATGATCATACTTTCAAAATGACTATAAAAAAGTGTTTAACTTGGCTTAAAAAACATTGGAATTGTAGATGGCAAGAAAATAGGTTACGTCAAGCACTGAAAATATATTCGGGTGTACAAGCAGTATCCAACTTTAGACCAACAGCTGCGGGTGCTATTTATAAAAAATACGGTGGTGAGGGTGTTATGTGGGATATGTCATGCGGTTGGGGTGGTAGATTGGTTGGTGCTTTAGCTTCACCGTATATTAAAACGTATATTGGAACTGAACCGTCTACTAAAACTTTTGAAGGACTTTGTAAATTGCGTGATGACTTCACATATCTCAATAAAAATATTCAGTTACATTGTATGGGTTCAGAGGACTTCTTACCTGAAAAAGACTCGTTAGATTTATGCTTTACATCACCACCTTATTTTGATACTGAGAAATATGCAGATGAAGAAACTCAGTCGTACAATAAGTTCCCAAATAAGGATAGTTGGGGATCGGCATTCCTAAGATCAACATTTAGTAATTGTTATCATGGCTTAAAACAAGATAGATTTATGTTGGTAAATATAGCTAACACACCAAAATATAAGGATTTGGAAGAAATGACAATACATTATGCAGAAGATGTAGGCTTTGAGCATATAGACACATTACAGTTAATACTTTCATCCGTAATGGGTGCTGGGTATAAAAGAGAACCTATTTTTGTTTTCAAAAAGTATTAGGATTTTATCTTAAAATTTTGTATATTGATATATTAAAAATTTACAAGGAGTGATATGAACATTAAATCACACACAATTTGGAATGAAAAGTATAGGCCAACATCGTTAGATAGTTATGTTGGTAACGATACTATAAAAAAAACATTTGATAGTTATATTAAATCAAATGACGTTCCACATCTTTTGTTGTACGGTAGTGCTGGTAGTGGTAAAACCACCTTAGCTAAAATAGTTGCTAATTCTGTAGCTAAAGATAATTTTCTATACATAAATGCTTCAGATGAAAATTCAGTAGATACGGTACGAGATAAAATTAAGCAATTTGCTTCTTCTATTGGGTTTGGTGGATTGAAATTAATTATTCTCGATGAGTGTGATTACATGACACCAAATGCACAAGCAGCTTTGCGTAATGTAATTGAAACATTTAGTAAGACTACTCGTTTCATTTTAACGTGTAACTACGTTGAAAAGATTATCGATCCAATTCAATCTCGTTGTCAAATATTTAATATAGTGCCACCTTCTAAAAAAGAGGTTGCACAACATTTGGTACAAATATTGGATAAAGAGTCGGTATCTTATGATAAAAATGATATTGTATCTATCGTACACATATCATACCCGGACATACGCCGTGTTATAAATACTACACAACAATCAGTTATAGAAGGAAAACTTCAATTAGACAACTCAACGTTAGTAGAACATGATTATTTTTCAAAAATAATTAATACGTTGAAATCCAAAGGTTCTAAAAAAGAAAAATTTGACGGCATACGTCAGATAATAGCTGATAAACATATACGTGATTATACACAAATGTATCGTTATTTATATGATAATGTAGATGAGTATGCTTCGGGATTTGTTTCAACCGTTATACTAATATTAGCAGAAGCACAATATAAAGATAGTTTTGTTGTAGACCATGAAATAAATGTAATGGCAATGTTTGTTCAAATTATTATGGAAATAGACCAAAGGAGGTAACTATGGGAATTTTTGATATTAACGGTGGTGGTGGTGAAGCACCTGACTCACAAAAAGTAAGTGTTAATCTACAAGAGGCACAAGATTTAGTTTGTTCTGTGTGTAGTAATAGATTTTTTAAAGAAGTAACATTCTTTAAAAAGGTTTCTGCACTATTATCCCCAACTGGTCAAGCTGGATTAATACCTATTCCAGCATATGCATGTACTAAATGTGAAAATGTGAATGATGAATTTTTACCCAAACAACTTTTAAATGGTTAAAATCTATGGCTAAGAATTTATTTGACCACATAAAAGGTATAACGTTCCGAAAAACAAAATGGGAAGACTTGTCCGATGAGGACAAGTCTTCTTGGAACAATTACATGATAAATAGATTTTTTTCTATGGAAGTGGAATTGATTGAGTTAATAAACGAAGTTCAGAAATATTCAAGTGGAATATTGACATCTGAGTTTTATTATAAATTATTACATGATGTTTTACCTAAACAATCGTTTTATTTGAAATACATAAAGTCAAAAAATAAATTAGAATTAGATGCTGAGTTTATAGAAATTTTTTGTAATCATTACCAACTTAGTAAGCGTGAAGTTTATGAATACATTAAATATTTGAAAGATACCAATTCAACTGAATTATTGGATATATTAAAAATGTACGGAACTAAAGAAACGGATACTGAAAAATTTCAAAAACAATTAAAGAATATAAAATGAGGAATGTTATGTCAATCACAGAAAAAGATATGAGTTTAACACCAACGGGTGTAATTGCAGAAATGGAAAAAAAGTTTCCAATTATGACTGAGGAATTTAAAAGGATTCAACAAGTGCAATATGATTTGTTCTGTGCAAAACAAAGTAACTATGGTCCTGATAATATATCATTGGGCACTAATTTAGAAAGGGAACAGGATAAAATTTTATCATTACAAGGTTTATTTTTCCGTATTAATGATAAAATTAATAGATATAAACAAATGATTATGTTTGGTTCAAAAGATGCTGTTGGTGAAAGTCTTGACGATACATTCAAAGATATTTCTGTATATGGTATCATAGCTCAACTTGTTCAATCGGGCAAGTGGGGCAAATAATGGCAGATAAAAGAGTATCATTTTCTCAGTATCAAATGTGGAAAGGATGTCCCCACAGATGGAAACTAAACTATATTGATAGATTATCAGGAACTAATCCTTCGATAGCTTTAGTATTCGGAACGGCTATGCATGAAACATTACAACACTATGTAAAAACTATTTATGATTTATCTATAAAAGAAGCGGACTCGTTGGATTTATCTACCATGTTGACCGATACAATGAGGAGTGAGTACAAAAAGTTGTTGTTGGAAAACAATGAAAATCATTTCTCAAATTCAGAAGAAATGCAAGAACATTATTTAGACGGATTGGAAATACTAAAATGGATAAAATCCAAACGCTCAGAACTATTTCAAAAGAAAGATCACCAATTATTGGGCATTGAGATGCCAATAAATATAGTTCCATTAAAATCACACCCTTCTATTAAGTTGGTTGGATATTTGGACTTGGTAATAAAAAATAATTTAACCGAAAAGATTTACATATACGATTTCAAGACAAGTACAAAAGGTTGGAGTAGTTACGCTAAGAATGATAAGGTAAAAACTTCACAATTGGTTTTGTATAAAACATATTATGCTGAACAGTATAATGTACATCCCGATGATATAATAGTTGAATATTTAATTCTAAAAAGAAAAGTTGACGAAGATGCGGAGTACGCTGCAATGAAAAGACGGGTTCAACGATTTGAACCGTCAAATGGAAAAGTATCTCAAAATGCTATAAAACGAGAAATAGAACACTTTATAGAATATAACTTTACAAATGAAGGTGAATACAAATTGGATGTTGTTAGATCAGCCATAGGTGGAAAGGATAATAATAATTGTAGGTTTT